TACTTGCTGACCACCTCCCTGTGTGCGCTCCGTAATAGTTGAGGGGCACAGGCAGCGTACCTCTTGAGGCTATATCCACGAATCGTTGCGCACGAGTGCGCTCAAGTGTGGACTTAACTTTTAACCGCGCCTCGCACAGCAGTGCTACTTCTTCCTCTGAGCTGTTGAGCAACGCTTGAAACAGCGCGTCATTTTTAGCGAACGCATAGGCTGTCTTACCCGTGGTCTTACTTATTTTTGTCGGGGGCTCCACGCCTAATGCACGAAGTAAATCAGCAAACTTGTCGTTACTTGCCAGTGCTGCCTCCTCCACCCCCAGACGCGTCAGCAGCGCTTTGCGCTTGTGTTCTTCCTCCTCAATAGCTTGTGTCAGCATCTCAACGTCCAGCATCAGCCGAGGCTGCGTGAACATCTTCAGCGTCATATCAATCAGCTTGAGTTCCTTGGCAGGGTATCCCTTGACCAGACGGTTAAACACCTGCTCGCACAGGAAGGTGTCGTGCGCACAATACTCAGCAAGCTCTTTCTCAATCTCAGGGGTCAGCTCCTCCAAACCATCTGTGCTGTGTACTGCCTGACCTTTAGGCGGCAAGCCAAACTCCTGCGCCAGCTTAGCCAAACTGTTTCCCACCTCCACACCACGCAGCGCCCGTGCCATTGACAGTGAATCAAAGATCAGCGCAGGATGCGCTCCGTATCGCCATGACAATATCGCCACATCAAACTGCGCGTTGTGCGCCAATACTGCTGTGTCTGCCCAATCGACGGATGCTACGAACTCAGTAATATCTTTGTGAGAAATCCACAAAGGATCATCATCTGAACCCAGCTCTTTAACGCACAACCCAAATGCTTTGAACCGCTCGTCCCTGATGTACTGCTCAGTAGTTAACTTACTCAGTGTGTAATCTTTACGATCCCATCGTGTTTCAAAGTCAATCACTAATGTTTTCATTGCAACGTCCTATGGGGGCTCATGTCCTCCACAATTATTGTTTTCATTTTCTGTAGCGCCTGCATGATGAGATCCACCATGTCCTCCATGTCAGCGTTGAGTCCTATCATGCTCAGACGACCTGATTCAGGATCAGCCACGATAAGTATCCCCACACCCTCCTTGTTGATGGCGCTCTCTAACAACTCATGCGCCATCTCACTCGCATCCGATTGCTTTAATGGTGTCATTGATGTTCTCCTCGTTAATGACGACTGCTACTCCACCTGCTGCCCTAATACGCGCAATGTGCGCGTCTTGTAGGGGTGTGGTCTTATTCTTTCCTGCTTTGCACTCAATGGCAATGAAGCGTCCATTGTGGCAACAAATGATGTCTGGTATGCCTGACATACCGAAACCACCCGTCACAGGAAAGAAGTAATACACCCCGTACTGTTTAAGGATCTTGACGACTTTGTCTTTGACCTTACCCTCTGGTGTTCTCAAAACGGAGCCTCCTCAATATCTTGTAAGTCTTCATGCTTGTCACGCTTAACAACTTGTAGCTGAGCGCGAGGCAGAAACACATAGTGCGGGAAAGGCCAGCCGTTACTGGTAGGTACGCGCAAGCACACGAACCCATCCTCATCCACCTTAACAACGTAGCCAATCTCGCCTGTTGATTTGATCTTTACTTTTGTATCAGGGTTCACGTGTTTTTCCTCCTGCTGCTTTCCAACCTTGACGAAAACCTTCATGCCAAGCTTTCTCCCAACAGATACACCATAAGTTATACGACCCATCGATTGGGAACGGGAACTCTTCTTTGTATTTCATCATGGTTTTAACATCTTTGCGTCTGATAAATACTGCCCATGCTTTATCCCGTTTTGGGTCACTAACTGGTATGTCATCAAACAGTCCTTTCTTGCTCATGTAATTTTCTCCAGTAATAGTTGTTTAATATGTTCTGGAACTTTCGGTAATGGTGCCCAAGCCACAGCCCAGTCAGCCCACGTACCAACGATGCACACACCACCGGGGTTTAACAGCAATATCTTTACACCAGTGGGTGGTGTGTCTTCTTCTGGCGTACGCCAAAACGCGTTACCAGATAAATAGGACGTGGCTTTCTGAAACATGTTGTGGTCGCCACTCATTGCTCACCCCTTGCTCGGATTGCTTGCGCGGCCACCTTTGTAATGTCTGACGCATATTCAGGATGTACAGCAAGCACATCACAAACCTTCGCACACGCCTCACGTTCATGCGCGGCGACAAGGGTGGCGAAGCGTGTTACAGAACCTAATGGCTTTTCGTCAGATCCGTAAGCCAATCCAGCCTCCCGCGCCATGCGGATTATTTCTTCTCTGTCCATGATTCTTCCCCTTCTTTGTTACTCCATTCTTGCCACCTTGCTGCGATGAGATCTAACAAATGTTTAAGCAGCGATTGATCTGAATCAGATAAATCATCTCTACCTGCGTACTCAAACAGCAAGTTCCATATAGCTTCGCGCTCATGCTCGGCAACAAGATATGCAAAGTATTCAAGCTGATAAAAAGCATGAACAACCCCGTTGGAATCAGCAAGCCCTGCTTCTCTAGCCATTCGGATAACAGCTTCTCTATCCATGATTCTTCTCCTTTAGCTTGGCTTCGATGGCGCAAGCAAAATTACCCCAGTGCTGATTTCCTGAATGGATCTCTTGTATTTCATAAGCCGTCAGCCCAACCCATTCACGCTTTGGAATTACTTTTTCGTGGTATGTTTGATCGTTCATTACTGCCATAGCAAGTGACTGGCAGGTTTGGCATGGTGCGGTGTATAGAGGTGTCCATCGCTCAGGATGACGGCCAATATCTGCTGGTATGTGCGTGATGACATTACCTTCAATAACGTTGTGCATCCACGCCACCGGCTCTTGCTCTGTCTCCAGTGCTTGGCGCAGTGCGGTAATGGCTTGCTTTCTACTAACAAGCCCAGCATGACTTATTGGATCACTCTCCAACGCCTCAAGCGCCTGCTTCATAGCTTCTCTGCTCATGATTTCTCCCCTGTTGCTTTAGCGATGGCTTCATGAGCCTCGCGTTCTATCGTCTTGGACCAGTGCCCGTTATCTAGCAAGCATATGTTGAGGATCGTGTTGAGTGCCTTCAGCAGATCCTGATTGACCTCATGCAATCGGCGCAGTTCAACGGCTGATTCCCTGCCCGTGCTATTGCTTATTCGTCCTTGCACAAACTCAGCGTCCAGCGCATCAGCCAGCCGCAAGGCTTCGGGTTGTTTCATAGCTTCTCTGCTCATGCCCTATCCCCCGCATGTTGTTTCCATGTTTCCTTCTCCTTCATGCGCTGCTCGTACACTTCCATTAACAACTCTGCTGCTTCTTTAATCTTGAACTTCTCAGCAGTACAGTAGTCAGGCAAGCCCTCGGCGTAACCCTCAAGCCATGCGGCCAACATGGCGAACCTATGCGCGGGACTCATTCCTCACTCCTCTTCATAAAAGGAGGCTCGTCTGCGTTGTTCAGTATCCGTGCAATCTCACGGTCGATATACCAACGTGCTTTACGCAAGTCCTCAACCTGCTCACCTTTCAGGCCAGCTCGCCATAAATATTTAATAGCATTTCCTACACAGAAATTCATATGCTCGGTAATCTCGATACACTCGACACCGCTAGGGTGCTCGGTGTAATGCTTGGGGTGATTAACGGGGTCGTGGTTCATAAAATCCTCCATCCTTTCACTTCATCAGTCCATGATCGTTTCCATAACTGCATCGTCGTAAGACGTGCGTGTGCTTCTGCTAACTCAGTCGTGGTGTACTCCTCACGCTTTGTCCAATGCCCCGGCCCTACCCATTTATGTTTGTCGGTGTAGTGTGGGTAGTACGGCACACCGCGCAAAATAAATATAGGTTGTGTTTCTGTGTCTGCTGCTTTATTTAGATTCATCAAACTCATTTAGATTTTCCTTTTACTGTTGACCACGAACTACGTAAATGGCCGACGACTGTAGCGTTATAAACCTTTCCTTGCAGGTATGTTTTAGCAAGTGTATTGCTATCCCTCTTCCTTTCTCTTGACTCCTTTGATGTTATGTGCGAGTCCACCATGTTCATCAACGTATCTATCTTGCTCTTACCTAACCACGCAACAAGCTCATCATCATTCATCTTGCCCTCCCACAACTTATCGCTGAGCTTGGGTAAATACGCTGCTAT